CGGAAGCGGCATTAGTCCAACTTCAAAATAGCGTATTTCCGGTTTTCTAAATTTCATGTCCAATTGTTCAAATTGGATTCTAATTGTTTCCAAACCATCCCAACAATACCAACCAGCTTCATATAGCCAAAACTTGTTGCAGCATTTGAGCCATTCATCTTCATCATCTAAATCAGCGCCAGTTCCTGGGTCTTCTGCTAAAAAATTCCACACATCAAAATATAGACCAGGATCAAAATCAGAAGGAACTTCCCACCTTACAACAAATTCACCAGACATAATTTCACCATCACTATTAACATCTGATGGCACAACTACCGCACTATATGATGGATCATCTGGGTCAGGAATAATAATCTCAGCAACTTTTTGTTCGTCAGAAACAGAACCTTTATAAATATCGATTCTCCTAATGGCATATGGTGCCATGGGTTGTCCATTTTTAAAGAAAGTGACATTTAAATCAATTTCTTCACCAATTCTACCAGAAATTCGTTTCTCAGCCATTTTATACCTCTCTATATATTTGGTTAATCATTGCCCCAGTCAATAGAGTTAGGTTTGTAAGGGTCCCACCCACGCTTACGCATGTTATTTGCAATTCTTTCAAGTACTTCAACAGTACTTGTTTGTCCATCTCTAAGTTTAGCAACTTCATCAGCAACATCCTTAGTATCGAGAATTTTTTCAGCATCTTTACCATACACACCACGTACTAATCTTTCTAGTTCATTGATAGCTGGATTATAACGTGTTGGTGTGGCACCACGCGTTTTCTCTTCAACATCTTCTTTTTCAATCGCAGTAGCAGTCGAAGATCTTGTTTTTGAAGCAACAGCTTCTTCATTCATTTTCTTTTCACGAGCTTCTGCCTTTTTAGCGAGTCTTTGTTCTTCTTTATATGCTTCTTTAAACAATTCTCTCATATCCTCACTGCTAACTGCTTTTCCTTCTTGAGCAGACAGCTCTACATCTTCTAGAACACGATTCCATGCTTTCTTTTGCAATACAATATTTTCCAACTGAGCTTCAGCAGCTTTATCGCCAGCATGCATTTCTTCTCTTATAGATTTAGCTCTTCTTTCTAATATAACTTGTTCTTTTTTAGCATCATTTATGGTATCAACCTGTTTTTTGAGTTCTTTAAATTCATTAGTTATACCAAGAAGTTCGTTTCTTTGTTTTTCTCTTTCTCTTGCTTGTTTTTCTAAGCTCTCTTCATCAAAATCCTTAATACCCAAAGCTTTCTTGGCGCCAAAATACGCAGGCGACATATATGTTAGCGCTTTATCCAATGTTGTTAAAATTTTTGTAAAATTCTTAGCAATTGTATCAAACACACCAGCCACAAAATCAAACACTTCTATTACAAATGGCATTATTTGAGCGCCAAGTTTGATAAATATTGATAAAAATTTGTCTTTAATTAAATCCATTTGTCTTGAAAAATTTTCATTAGACTGTTTAGCTAAATTTTCGACATTATCAATCATATCATCGGCCTTACCAGCAGCCTTCAAGAATTTCTCTTCAGACAAGTCTAACTTAGTTAATGTTTCGCCTCTCTGTTTAGCAGCGTCCTTTTCAGCTTTGGCCCACTTAGCATGTTCTTCTTTCATAGACATAATCATTCTCGTTTGTTTGTCATTTAAACCAAACAACTGTTGTCTAAATTTGGAACGCATGCCAACTGGCAATGCTCTCACAACATTTTCTATCTGGTCTGATTGTTTCATCAAATCAGCTAATGTCTCTGTTGGTCCTTGAAACAATGACTTTCCAGCGGTAGCGACAATATATTTCTCTGCAGTCGTAGTCAATTCTTTATAGAATGCAGTAGCCTCAGAAACATCTATACCAAGTTTTTTAGCAGATGCTGCCAATTTACCCATTGCCATGGTAGCATTTGCTACTGATTCCGCTGTATATTCAAACGATTGGACCAAAATATGAGAAATATCAGTAGTGCTCTGCAATATCGATGAAACATCAGCAGATGTTAAGCCATATTCTTTCATTAAAATCATAGCGTAACCAAGCTGTTTGTTTGATGTCTTCATTGTAGACCCAAACCCAAGTTGAGTCTTATAAAATTTAGCAACAATTTCATCAGCAACACCGGTCACACGAGCAAATGCAGCAGTTGTTTTTACAAGCTTCATATTGCTTTCGTGTAGCTGCTCCGCAGTGAATCCCCATTCACCAAGCGCTTTTACAGTGCTTTGAACTTCTTTTAGAAGGTATTGTCCTGTCATTGTGACGTCGGCAATATCAATAGCTAATTGTCTCTGCCCACCAGCTAGTTGGAAGTTTATGGTGTGAAATTCTTCCATGACCTTAGAAGTTTCTTCTAAAATTTTAACAGCAGTTTTAACAGCAGCAACCACAGCAGCAACAGCAATAGCAACAACAGCAAGAGCTGCTGCTGCTGCGGCCGCACCCCCAGACAGTCCCTTCATGCCTTTGCCCATGCCTCCCATGCCACCGCCACCAAGAGGAATTCCATCGCCACCGCCACCGCCACCGCCAGCACCTTTTCCACGTAGAGCGCCAGATTCAAGTTTAAGGTTTCCTTTAACTTTATTCTGCTCTCGAAGAACTTTTAAGATTTCCATATTAATCTTCAAATCTTTTTTGTACAATATGGTTCTACCATCTTCTAATTTCTTGCGACGCATTGTCTGTTTAATTCTGTTTGTTAAGACTCCTTTTAAATTATCCATGACTGGCTTTATAAAATAATTCTTAAACATCTTATAAGCACTTTTTGCAAATTGTGTTATTGGGGCTAATATGCCAGCAGAATCAAAAGCTTTAATTATAGAACCGCCAGTATCAGATATCATGTTGCCAATTTCTCCAAACACAGAAACTGACTGTTTTATTCCTTCTGAAAATTTAGCAAAATCTTTGTTTACAAGATTGGTTAGAGCCTCATCTGAAGATAATAAAGCTTTTTCAAATTCTTTCTGTTGTTTTACTACATCAACACCTTTTGTTAAATTCTCAATTGACTCTTTATATTCATCAAGTTGTTCACTAGTCATATTGAATTTCTTGCCTAGTGATTCAACATATTTTTCCATATTTTCTGAATCTAATTTAGAAAGTTTTGTTTTTGTTTCCAAATCTTTATTAATAGCATAAATTATATCTCTATGAATTTTTAATTCGCCAGTTAACTTCTCAGCGCCCTGGGTTGTTACATTGTCTAAGTTAACACCAACATCTTGCATTGCCTTGTTGATGTTATCCATTTGACTATTGAGTTTTGATAGACCACCTTGAAAATCATCTAGAGCCTCTTCAATATTAGATTCAAGCTCTAAAAACATTTTAAGGTGGGAATCGTCAGCGGCCATACTAAAATCCTAAGGTATATCTTAATTTTGATAGACAAAGACCGCCCATTATCTAGACGGTCCTCTTTTTGTTAATTTAGATGCTTCTACGCTCTCTTGTTCAAATTCTTCTTTTAACTTGAGAAGATAGAATCGTCTTTCTTCTGGTGTCATAGAATTTACATCAGAAAGACTAAATCCCATATGGCGTGATAAGTGATATGTTTCATGAACTAAATCCTCCCACGTTTTTTCGATTACTTGTGGCTCCCGTGTAACGAAAGAAGTTTTCAGTAATAGGAAGCTCCAATCTCATTTCATTATCACAATGTGGGCATGTAACTTCAATTTCAGTGCCGATTCTTGGAGTATGTTTCTTCAAAAATTCACGAATAACAGACGCATCAAGTGCAGACATATAGTTTACAAATTTTCTAATTACTACTTGATCACTTTTACCATTTACACTAACAATGTTCTGCATTAGTTCTTGGGCTAGTGAATCGTCCGCCAGACCTGAATCTCTCATCCCAACAACTTTCTTTTGATTTTGAGTGCGTAGCATCGATTTAACATCAAATTGTCGTGAAAATCTTACTTGAACTTTAATATCACCACCAGCTCTTCTTGACGCATCTGGAAGTAACACATCAAATGGCTCATTGCCAATTGATTCATTAGCGGGAACAATAGTTCCAACCATGTTATTTAAATCATATTCATGCGATGAAGTAATAGCACAATCTTCATTAGTACATTTTACAGAAAATTCATAAATATTACCATATGATATGCCTCTAAAATAAAACAATAAAAATGCTCTATCACCAATTAGAAGATCATCAGCTTTAAAATCATCTGGAAAACGAGTAGTTTTCTCAAAAATCATATCTAAAGCTTTATGAGACTTTACAAATCTAGTAGTGTTTAAAATCTTTTCTTCATTAATTGTCCAAGGCCTAACTTCAATTACACCACCAGGCAATCCTACTTTGGACCATGGATTTCCACCATAATACATACCTCTTGATGGAAGAGTAACTTCCTCCCATTGATAATTAGTATTATCAAAGAATGCATCAAGAGCATCCTTTTTAGGTTTTGTTTCTTTTTTCTCATCTTCCCCGGAATCAAACGGGGTAGTAGACATGCTTATTTTATCAGTCATATTTATCACCTATATGTTGTATATTATTTACTTTTATCTGTTTCTAGAAGCAGCAGCGCTAATCGCTCTTTGTTGTTCTAAAAATTCTTCAGAAGGACCATCACCTGAAGATGTTTCATTACTAGATTCTAGTGAATACCAATCAAAAACCAATTCTAATGACACTTCAGCCAATTCATTTTTTGAATAATCAAGTGCAGTATGTGAAACTTTTAGAGGCCATGAATTATGTAGTATCAAAGTTGTCTTGTCGCCACCAGATTCATCTCTCAGTGAAAATATTGAAGTATCCTTATAATCATCTGCTACATGAACAGCATTGAAATCAATATTTTTAGGATTCCCACTAATAGGATGGCCATAAATAGACCTAGCCCAGTTTTCTAGAAATGCTTGTACCGACGTTCCAGATCCATATAAAACATTATAGAACGTAATGTTTGCATTGGTATAATTTACGTGTCCTGCAAACTTATATTTAACTGTAGATCCAGTAGCTTCTTCAATATTAGCACCAAGAGTAGGAAAAGTTAGTGACTTAGCATACCACTGAGTAGACACACCACTAATAGTACTAGCAGATACTGGCCCAAGTTTTATAATACGCCATCTATACGTACGAGCAGTATTGACTGAAGGATTAGGTCCCTTGCCACTAGTTACATCATCAGAACCAAAAGCAAATCCAGGCATTTTATTCCAAAAGTAATGAACCAGGTTTATTCCCAGGCTTAAATGTTGCACGATCATATTTTAAAGTAACTTTAACTTCTAAAAAATTTGAATCACTGTAATCCAAAGAATCCCAATTAACTCTTGTTGGCCAAATATTATATAGCCTCCACACATCTGGTGACTTCATACTTGAAGACTGATGCTCTAATTGACCATCTCTCTTATATGTTGCTGGTGTAGCCATAGTAGCTCTATCAATATTTAGTGTTTCATTTAACCATTCATATACCACAGAAGAAATATCCGGTTGTTCTGCGTCATACCATACAAGTTCAATGTCATTCCACTGATGTTTTCCAGCTTGCCATGCTCTTTCTTGTTCAAAATGCATTTCTAGTGGCAAGATTTCAATCTCTGGTTTTGTCGCAGATTTAAGCCACAACAAAGCTTCAGTGGTTATCTGCGTTGTTCCCAACGTTGAAAAAAACCACCTATGCTTGCGTCTTACTTCGGAGAGGTTCCCCTTACCGAATTCACTTCCACTGATTAGAAATCCAGGCATTAATTAACCGTCAACTCTTTTTGCACGGTCAAAACGAATCACAGCTTCGCATGTTGCAATTTCTGTGTCGTCGTAGCTGAGTTCGCCCCAGTTAACTTCTTTTGGCCAGGTGCCGTACATCACCCAAGTTTCAGTAACTTTTCCAGGACCGTTAGTCATAGACAATTGTGAGTCCACCTTATAAGCTGAAGGAGCAGCAACAGCAGCAGCATTAATCGTCACTACTGTGTTTAACCATTTATACACTGTTGCAGAAATATCAGGATCATTTTCAATATCATACCATGTCAATGTAATTGGATCCCAAGACTGTTTACCAGCAAAGTATGCCTGTTCCTGGTCGTGGTGGATCATTGGTTCGTCTAAGTTGAATTTAGGTCTAGCTGCACTTTTGAGGTATAAAAGTCCTTCACGAGTCCATGTTGGACCGAGTACTGCAAATACCCATCTGTGCTTACGTCTACTTTCAGCGACGTTGCTAACACCATCGGTGTCGTCAATTCTAAAACCAGGCATTTTTGCTCCGTATGATTAATCTATTTTTGCGTAGGGGGCATTTAGCCCCCTACATTAGTTTTTATTGTGTAAGAACAACTCCACCAGCTACTAGTGCTTCTTCAGCAGAGAAACTCTGATCAGATCTAAGAACAACTAGATTTAGAACGATAAACTCTGCTGCCTTAGTAGGCTTGACATAAACTGTTACCCACAGTTCATTTCTGTCAATTCTTTCTGGAGTATTGTTAGTTTCATCAACAACAACCTTATATCCAGTTAAACCTCTTCTTGCTGCAACATCACGGAGTAATGGTTCTACTGCCGTTGATACTTGAGACCACAAGAACCTGTCATTTGGCTCGAACAAGAAATTACGTAACACTGACACTAACGATTTTTTAATTGTGTTAAGCAACATTCTTACGTTAACTCTATTAAGTGCAGTATTTGCTCTTTGTAGAGTACGCTGTCCAAATACCACGATTCCATCTTGTGGAAATTTAACAATTGGATTAACTGCATTGCCAAATCCGTAAAGCAAGTCTCGTTCTCCAACAGATGGATTGTATTCTACATCCAATGATGTTAACAGACGACCACGATTTAGACCGGCCGGTGCGAACCATTTTTCCCCAACTCTAGCAGTTCTGGCAAATACGCCAGAAACATGGCCAGATGGTGGAATAAACAATTCATTACGACTAAACTGATCAAACACTTTCTGCCAGCTCCAATACAACGCACCATAGCTAGAATTGATGGCACTTGTCACACTACTGTCTAAGATTCCATTGTGCCAATCAACTACTTGCTGTGGACGAAGTCCGAATGGTGAATCGACAAGATAAACACAGTCTCCACGTCCTTCACAAATTGTCAATGCTTGACCAATTACAGAGCCAGAGCTTACGCCAGGAGTTACAAGAAGGTCAATATTGAAAATTTCAGAATTCTGGAAAATATGAATGCCAGAGTTATCTGATGCATTGCCAATAGTTACTGCATCAACTTCACTGCTATATGTGGCATCTGTTGGGATACCATTAGCTCCGCCAGAAAATTCTTTAGTGCCAGTTCCAGGGCTACGCACTTCATAGTCAATTGCGTCTGGGTCATTTGCAAGATCTGATGGACGTGCTTCCCACCTGATCCAAGAATTTCCATTTGTTCCGCCAAGCGAACTTCCTTCATTGATAATATTGCCGATATAGCGGTCATCTGTTTGATCAAAACTTACATCATCAATTCTATCAACAACAATGTTTTGTTCATCTTTAATAAACACTGTATAGCGACCAGAAACTCCATTATAAATCTGAAGTTCAATAGAATATCCATCAGACCACGTTCCAGGACTTTCAGCAACAATAAAACCAACTATTGCTGCGTAGTATGCAATGTCTGCTGTACTTCCACTTAAAGGAGTACTTGGATCTGTTACATCTTGTTCAGGCAAAATAACTCTTGAATCGTCAAAAGGGCTGTAATCATTTCCATATGGGAAACCAATTCCTAACTCTTGTGCAAATCTCAAAGTTTTCTGATTTGAAGAATTAGCAACAAGACTAATGTTGTCAGTATTGTTGTTTGATGTTGTTATTGCCAATGGAACAGATGCAGTATCACTAACCTGCAACGCCATTGCATCAAAATATCTTGTTCCAGAAATTACACCAGCAACATCTAACTCTGCTGAAAGAGAATCGGCAGTATGTGCACTATTTGTTGTCACTGTTACTTCAGTTGTTATTGAAGTGTTTCCATCACGTTCAACAGCAAGCTTTACACGATTATTGTTGGTGTTAATATTATATGGCCCAGAATCAGTTCCAAGGATATAACTTCTTGGAATATCATATGCCCATTTTTGAACACCAATTTCAAGCGCAAAAGCTTCTGATGTTACAAGCTGAATCCAATTACCAACTGTATCAGTTTGAATACAAACAGAGCCATCTTCCTGTTCTACGGCAAAGTAATCTTCTCCAGAACCAGCTAGAGAATTGAATGCTGTTACAAAATCTGCGGCAGTAGAATATGATGCTGATGGTATGTTATAAGCCGCTGGAAACGGATCGCCTTCAACCGCAAAAGCCAATAATGTATTATCAGGTTCTGCGCTAAATACAAAATAATCACCAGAGCCTAATACACCCTCTGTTACTGTTATTGTTCCATCTAGACCACTATCGTCATCTCCAGACCCAATATTAAATGCTGCTGAAACTCCACCACCAGAGTCTGTTAATGTTCCAGAAGAAATTACAACTCCATCACTATTTCTAATAACTTGGTAAGTTGCACCATCAAGTGGATCTGTTGTTGGGGCATCAGTAATCACAACAAGAAAGCTGTCATCAACAGCATCAGCATATGCACCAGATATTGCAAGCGATGCCGAAACATCGCCAGAACCTTCATCAATGTTGACAAATGTTGGTGTGGTAGTAGATGCAGTATGGAACACTAGTGGATTGCTAGAAGAAATTGCTCTTGTGCAAATACGACCATAGTCAACACCTGCAAATAATGCAACCCTTCCCCAACCTTCTTCTTGGGCACCTGAAGTATCAATGAAAACATCGGCAAGAGCAGAATCTTGCCCTTCCTCACATTCAACACCAACACGGTTTACCCAACAAGAATTTCCTTGCTCTAGGAATGCTAAAACAGCGTGACCTAAATATGAATCTGTTATAGGTTCGCCATAAGTATCAATAAATTGTTGCGCATTCGTAATTAAGCGCGCTTCATTAAGGGGACCCTTTTGCGCCGTTCCTACAAATGCTGCAATTACGCCGCTGCCAAGTGTGGCAAACGCGCTTAAATCGCGCTCATTTAAGAAGACGCCTGGTGACAGGAATACAGCCATTCTTAACCTCCGTCTATTCTGCAATTATATTTGATAGAGAGGTTATGATACGATTTTAATCATTCCCTTTTTCTGTAGATTTATTATTTGTTCATTCCACATTAATCTACTCTTAGGAAATTCCTGTGTTTTGCCAGCATGAAGATATATAGATTGATTGCCAACGAAAAAATTAACACCTTTAGGTGAAACTAAATTGATTGGGATCATCTGCTTAGATACATTTTTAATTTTAATATACTCTTCAATAGTTTTATTAGCTTCTTCTTGAGCTAATTGTCTTTGTGTTTTAGGTTCTGCCATTATTATTCCTCATTCAGTTCAGCTAGTGTTTCTGCAGAGACTATTTCTGTTGAATCCACCTTGCCCAATATACTAGGTACTATCTTAGTTGGGAGTGGTATCCAACATGAAGCTCTAATTGAATAATCATATCTTACTAATGGATGTTCTTCAGGACTTACGTCTATGTCAGATGAATCAGTATACGTGTTTAACCAAGCATCTACAACACCTTTTAGTTTTTCATCTTCAACATACCATTGTGCCATTGGATTAAATCTCGTTAAAATTTGACTTAATACATATTCAGCGTCTGTTTTTCTTTCAGCCCAAACTGTCAACGAATAAACTATTAACCAAGGCGTTGGTCTATAAATAAATTCAATTTTAGATCTATCACTATCAACAAATCTTCTTGCCATTGGAAGGTGGGTAGGACTAAATTTAGTAGAATCAAATTCGGCATTTTCTCTATTAATAGACATAACCGGCAATTTAACACGCGCATTTTCACGGTCCTGTTGCCAAGCCATAATAGTTTTATCACCACCAGCAATTTTAACATCCATTTTATGGAATCCAGTATCCCTATCTGGAATTAAAATGTTAGAAAAATATTCCTTAATTCCTCTATCATGTGTATGAAAACCCTTAGCAAGATATCTAGTTACAACTTCGGCATCTCTATTGATATCTTCTTCAAGATTTTCTTCTTTAATTATAGGGTCTGGTTGCCTAGAAATTTTAATAGGCTGTATTGGAGTCTTCCCACCAAGTCTTTCTTCTGCACTACGAAGAGATGCTGGGTTATTTTCTTTATCAGGACCAAAACTAAATTTATAAATAGGCATATTATATGTTTTACTAAATTAAACCGTGTTTTTTCATTAAAGTTTCTGCTCCACCAGGAAGAGACAATTTTGCAATTAATTTGTTTAATGGTGTTCTCTTACCATAAATATATTCTAACAATCTAGAATCTCTTCTCCTATCAATACCAAATTTAATGTTTATTACGTCTTCAGAAATATCGCTAGATAGAATTTCAATCGTCAAATCATCAAGCGAGCTAACCCCAAAATATTCAGTTAATTTTTTCTGTTCTTTTGGTGGTAAGCCACGAATATAGCGCATATAATCATCCCATTCAAATTGCAATTCAGCTATAATAGCCTGACTTAACAACTTAATTCGTGCGCTTACCAATCTACGAATTTTATCTTTAAACTGGGTCATATTTTGGGAGCCACTTGCTATCGCCAGATAGAGGTTCTAATACACATCTAGTATACATCCACCTAAATCTAAATTGTCCAGAATTTGCTGCTGTTATAATTCTACAATATAGATAATTTGATTGCTTTTCTAAGTCTAAATCTTTAATAATTTCATTTTGGGGTACTGCAACAACATCGCCATCACGAACAGGTCTTCTTAGATCTCTTAAAGTAACAGCTCTTGCAAATGTTATAATAGACTTATTTTTTGCATCGACACCGAAACGAGTCAGTTCATTCGGCAAAGGCTCTGGTTTCCAAACACCCTTCATCCAAATAGGATTTTCATAAATAACATCCTGTGCTTCATCCCATACTTCATCAATAACTGCTTCATTTTCTGACCTAAGATAAACTGCAACAAATGCGCCAGAAATATTACACATTTCTTCAGCCCATCTCTCGACGACAGATATGTCAGCTACACCAGGATTATATTGATTGGCAGGAGATAATTGTTTATCTGCTTCGCTTCTAGCATCAGGCATGCCACTTAAACTAGAATTAGGTTGTCCAAAATCGAAATTATAGATCGGCATTTATACCCCTAGTATTTTTCCATTCACGCGCCTGTGCATCATCTATAATATCACTACTAGTAGTATACAATCCATTGTCATTTAATATAAATCCATATTTTTCCATTCTTCTAAGAGAGTTCGAAATATTAGTTTTTAGATTGTCTGGGACCATTCTAGTTAAATCATTTAAATCAATATTATCATGGTCTCTAATAATTCTCCATATAGTCAAATCAGCTGGACCAGCTTCGGCTTGATATGATTCATAATTCTCTCTCATAATATTATATTGATAACTTTCATGTAAATTTTTTATATATTTAGCTATTCCAGGAATTGTCATTGGATTAGATTCAATTTTATTTTTAATCTGGTCTAATAACCCACCTTTTCTTAAAATAGCTTCAGCTTGCATTTTATTCATATTATCTATGTCCAAATTACGCAATACTGATTTCCACTCTCCTAAGTAATTTAAAATAATAGTACCAAGAGATGAAATTTCTGTTAAACGCGGATTAATAATTTCAATTGCGCCATCTCTATCAGCATTGGTTAGTATATTAGAAATAGAAGCCATTTTGCTGTCCCATATGCTCTTGGCCATTTGTGTTGCAGCATCTTTCTGCCTAGCATCAAACAATGTAAGCATTTGACGATAATCTTCATCCTGTTCTTCTTTTGCTTTATCAGCAACATCAATTTTTTGATGATCTTTCCACCATTTTAGCGCAGCATGTGACGGTGTTGATTCGATATCTTCCATTTTACCAAATATTACCCATTTACCAAATCTATCATCCATTGAGTCGCCGCTAACATCAAGCCATGTTGGGCCATCAGCAATTACTCTCATTAAAGCTTTATGGAAAGCTCCAATTTGATCTGCAGAAGCTTCTTCTGGAGAAGTAGGGTTACCATTTTCATCAAAAACATAATCAATATCAAGATAAACAGTCAATTGAACATCAAAACCTTTAACATATTCACTCTGTTTACGCCCACGACCACCCTTAGTCTTAGCTTTTTCAGCCTTGGACCTCTTGCCACGAGTTTTACTTCCAGTTTGCTGTTCTCTTACAACATCTCTGTCGCTTGGGTTGAATGCCCTTGCCATTATAGTATAAATTGTCTTATATGGATTTAATCCTAATGGCTCATATCCCAATTCATCAGCAACAGATACACCAAATTTCTTTTCCGCCCACATATTCATTTTATTAGAATCACGTGTCCATTTCCATTTATCTAAAAATTGAGAAACAGAGTGTCCCTTTTCAACAGCTCTAATTATAGCTGTCTTGAACAATTGTGCTTGTTGTGATGTTGCTTCAAGATATTTTTTATAATCAGGAATTTCTTGTCTAACAATTCCAACTAGCTCCTCAACACTATTAGCATGATCAGGACCAGGCTTTACCTTTGGAGGGGATTTAAATAAACGAGGATCTCTAAATTCCTCAGGCAGTTCTTCATGAACTTCGCCAGTTTCAATTTTATTAGAAATATCAATTCTAGCATCATCAACTCTTTTAAGCCAAGTCCATCCAAATTCTTTTTGTTTTTCTCCATCAATCGAAATAATATGATCCTTCGAGTTCCTTGCTAATGCTTTATCAAAAAATGATAATACTATAGTTCCACCAACCGCTCCCTTTTCTCCAGGAATTAGTTCTTCATGTGGAAGTTCAATAAGATCTTGTTCAAGCATCTTATTCATTTGTTGTCTTGTTTTCTTTAATTCGTCTTCTAATTTCTTTTTGTGTTTAGACAATTCAACAATAGATTGCCATGCGGCTTGAATTCCAGCATGCTTTTCGTGATACTCTTCGGGAATTTTTTGTTCAAGTTCATCATAAGTTCGATTTGAATGGGCCAAAGCAGTCTCTGTATCATTGATTCTTCGTGTTAACGCATTTAATCTGTTATCCAAACCATCAATAGCTCTAGTATGTTTAAACGGCGACAATTCTTCCCAATATTCTGGACTTTCGATGTCATGTTCATATTTAAATCTTGCTCCGTAACTTGGAACAAATTGAACAGAACACATTGCTTGTGTAGTAACATCCTCAAGTAGTAAACTAGGATTAAGAGAATATTTTAGTTCTCTTATTAACTTGGTTTCTTTATTATTCATGCAATACATCCATTAAAATAATCAAATCCATCAGTTGGTTTTCCTTCACATGCCGGATCTGTTATTTCTACAGGTTGTCCTACAGTTCTCAATATAGCATACCAATCATTACAATATTGAATAGTACAACCAAACTGTGGAGGTGGCCCATCAGGAAATACAAAATACCTAGTCTTAGGATTTAATGTCATTTCAACAGTAGATCCAGGAATAGCATCAAGTGCGTCCTCAAGTGTAACTTGTGTGTTTTGACAATCATTTGAAGTAAGCAAAGTAAAACTAGTTACTGCAGATAAAGGTTCACAACCAGGAACTTGTATTACATTCCCTCTCTTTATTTCAAGTTTATTGGCAATCTTAATCATATTGAAACCTTTAGCTTTTTAATAAAACTTTTTACTTGTACTACATTTTTAAATTTGTGGTGATTTTCCATTTCTAAATATATTGATAGTGCCATTGGCAACCATACAACAAAATCATCTACATCATGTACAGTAACGTTTACGACCTGTGAATTTTTGAATAGTTCATTGTTTCCAAATTGTATTTCTACAATGGCTGTTGTGTCCTCAGAAGAAGAAACTTCAGTTATATCAGACTCCAACTTTAACTTCTGCGCAAAATTATGAATTTTTTGCGCTTTATCATTTAAGGCCCTAATTGCTCTAGATCTAGCCCTAGCAACAATGCCTTCTTCTAATAATTCATCTATTCTATTTAACATATAGGACATAATTTATATTTTACTCTCCACAAATATAAACTAACGAGGAAATTTATGGCAATAATAGGTCCAAGTCAGCTACCCGTAATTTTGAAGGTAGATTCAAATCCATTAAAATTAAGAGCGCTTTCAGAATTAGGTCACCCTAATGTTCTTGTAGAAATTCAAGAACCACAATGGGAACAGCTTTTAAGGTCTATGGGGGATTTTATAGCACATTACTTTCCTATGGAAGATAGATATGCTATTTTTTATACCAATCCTCTCCAGACAACATATGATTTACCAGAAGACGCATATTGGGTTAGAGAAATAGCTTGGGACCCAATTACAACTAGAATTGATGATATTTTCGGAGCAGAGAGCTTCTTATTTAATATTGGTAATGTCACTGGTATTCAAAATGTACTATTAGATTATCATATGCTTCTTGCGTATAGAAAATTCTCACAAAGAGTATTAGCAACAGAAGGAAGATGGGAATTTACTTACGGCGAAAACAAAATAAGATTGTTCCCAACACCAAAAGGAACATTTCCAGTAATTGTTAGATACACACCATCAATTACGCAATTTAAATCGCCACAATCAAGAGAATTAACACATAGAGCGATGGTAGCATATACTAAAATTATGGTCGGGAACGTACGCAGAAAAATAGGAAACATGCCAGCACCTGATGGTGGCACTATCAGTATGGATGGTGAATCGTTAGTACAAGAAGGCAAAGACGAAATGGCCAAAGTTGA